ATTTGACTTTTTCATATCTTTCAATAATTTTTGCAATTCTGTAGTGCTACCGACAAAAAGCGCATTAGTAACATTCTTAGGAGAATTTTCATTTTCACTCATTTGTTCTAACTCTTTCATACCTTTTTGTAATTTTAATAATTCACCAGTAACATCCGATACTGCTTTAATTAACTGACCAGCAACTTCATAACTTCTAGCACTTTCAGATTCTTTTGCTAAATTTAAAATTCCCTCAATTGCTTCATTGCCTTTATTAATCAATTGTTTAAAATTATCTCTCGCCTGTTCGTAATCATCTTTAGCATCATCACCAGATGATATTGCAGAAGGAGTTGAACTAGTAGTAAGAACTACTTCAGATGCCACTTCTGGTTTTTGTGTTTTAACTTCTTTTATCATTCCATCTGATATATCAAGAATTTCATTCATCTTATCAAAAAATTTTTCACCCATTTTAATACTCCGTTATAGTCTCCGTAAATCCAAAATCATCATCTGCGTCTGAAGTAGTTGGGTCAGGTTGAACCACATAAGTTTGATATTCTTTCTCACTATCGATATCAAGTGTGTTTGCAGTAACCTTCTTAATAATGCCTTGACTATTAACTTTACCATAAAAATTAAGTTTCATAGTAAAAGTTAATGTCCAAATAATACTTCGTCTTGCGGCATATTCACCTTCATAATCATCTTCATATGAGATATTATTCAAAATAATTGGTATATCATCTTTAATTCCCATTTCAGGAACGACATTTGATGTTACTGTATATGCTGGAGTAAAAAATGGTAAAAGTTGTTCTACAATTTGTAAACCATCTTCTTGAGTTTTAACAAGAACAAATAAACTAATATCTAGATTATATGGAACAGCATTGTAAACTTTTTTCATTGTGCTTGGATTGTCCGGGTCTGTCACCTTAGTAAGATTGAAAGTGTTCATCTTTCTTGTAGCATCATAAGTTAATCCTTGCATTTCAAAACCCATACGAGGTAAAGTGATTGCAACAGATGTTGGGTCTGCTTCTGGATTATTTTCTAAAACACGAACTAAAAATTTTTGTTTTGGACCATATGCTAAAGGAACTTTTTCAATAGCAACAACGGTTCCTTGTGAATTTTTTCTTTTAATATAAACATCATTGAAAAGAGAACCAAAAGCAACAATTGCTTTTCGAATGTGTTCGTGATAAAAATAATTTAATGTAGACATTATCTAGCTCCTAAATCACCAAATGGATTTTTAACTGTAAAGTCAAGAATTTGTTCTGCCGCTCGTAAGAAGTCTGTATTTTGAGCAATTGGTTCAATAGTTCCTGTTGCATCAGACATTAGTTCATCTCCAAGATTAAATGATTCAAGAATAAATGAATCACCATTTTCTTGACGAAGAATATCTCCTGATTCTAAAATAATTTGGTAGTCAAAAATATTTCTTGATGGAGAATCTGCTGGAAGAACAGCATCGATAGCATTAACGCCGGTGTTGATGCTGTCTCCAGAATTGTGAACATATAATTCTACATCTAAGCGATAAGTGTAAAGTTTATGTGCTTGATAGAAAACATCTTTTGTTTCTACAAATTTAATTTCAAATAAAGCATTAGTTAATGGAAAGAAAATTAAATCACCTTCCGCAGGTCTTCTTCCTTTTGTTACACTTTTTTGATGAACACCAACTTCAGTTTGCCATCTTGATTTTAAAACAACAAGACTTGCTGTGTTGCGAATATCAAGACCAAACTTTGTCATTAAGTCGCCTTCACCTTCATATCCTGTAACTTGATTAAAATACATTTCAATTGGATATGCAAATTCAAATTTAGAGTATTCATCTTCTCCAAGAATTTCATCTACATTGACCATTTCTCTAGGCATATAATACACTTCATGACCGTAAATTTTTACTGCCTCTGTGTATAAACTTTCAATGAGATTTTGTTCTAGTGCAATACCAGAACTTAGACCACCGCCCGAAGAAAAATAAGGATTCAATGCCATTTTAACCTACCATGAAGTCTACTGGTAACTCAAATCGATTTTGCATTTCCTCTTCTATTTTTTTACATTCCTCGTCTGCTTGTTGATAAATGTCGCTACCATTTAGTGTGACACCGCCAGGCATTGTAATGCCTACAAATTTACTTAAATTTGCGCCCCATTGTCTTTTAATTAATGCAGTTAGATAACGCTTTAAAAACATATCGTTATATAATTGTGGAGCATCTGCTGGATTTAAAATTTTATATGCTTCAACCATAATATACTCATCTGGTCTTGCTATGTCATTCCAATCAATATCTAAGTATAATTTGTCTGTGTTTCTATTATAACGAAATAGCATATCACTAGTTAATTGAAAATCAATCAATGCCAATTGCTTTTGAACCATATCATAATAAAGAATATTTGAATTTGTCATATCAAAAACAGAATTCATTCTAAATTGATATTGAAAACTAAAAATATCGTTTTGTGTAGTTTCAGAAAAATTGAAAATTTTAACAATACCAATAATGCTATCATTAACTGGAATATATTTGTTTGATATGTCTCCGAGAGTAATGGCAGAGATAGTTGATGTTACTGCACCATTAGAAACTACATCGTTAACTGCAAATGTTCCAAAGTCTCTAACAATTCTAATTGTGGTTGCTGTTGGAACATCATAGACAACACCATACACATCATTTTGAGCAGTAGTTTTGTAAACTATATTTCCTGCTGTAAATGAGTGGGGTGCGTTAAATGTAATTGTAGTGGCCGTTATTTTATGCTTTAAAAGAACTCGCTCAACACCATCGTAGTGATATTCTTGATAAAATTGTAATGCTTCATCAATTCTATCTTCTACTTGGTCTTCGCTCACATTAATGTCAATAACGCCTTTTCCAAGGCGTCTTAAACAATATTCTTTTAGCGTGGCTCTAGTGGTAGGATTCGCCATTTGAAATCTCCGAAATATTTTCTACTATTTATATATTTCGGAGAAGGTTGATTTTTTTAGATTTTTAACTTCACCATGATTTTACCGTGTTCGAGAGAATTTGCTTCCATTGCAACTGCTACTACATCGGCAACACCTGCGCCATTGTTTGCTGATAGTTTTCCGTATGAATCATTTAAAACCAATAAATCACCTTTTGATACAGACCCACGAACAAGAGCAAAACATTTTCCCACCATAGCAATGTATGGTGATGTTGTTCTATCTAAAGCATAGACAATACCAACTACTCTAGCCCTTTCGGTAGATGCAGAACCTTGAGTTGCAATAATCTCATAAGCGCCGCTAGTGGTGCAACGAACAACTGTTCCCTCTTCTAATAAAAGTGCTGGGTCTACCGTAAATCTTTCTGCAAAATCTGAAATGTCACGCTTAATTGTTCTTGCCATTTTACTTCCTTAAATTGTTTGTTCGTTTTCTAAATGTCTTTCTGACAATCTAAAATCTTTAACTACTGGATGGACAATACCCATCTTAATCAATTCAGGAACATTAGAACCACAAGGAATACAATCTGGTGCTAAAATTTCACCATCTATATCTCTTAATGCATGAATACAAAACGCAATCGTATTGTCTTCAAGTGCTTCTAATTCATGTAACTGCTCAGCTTTAATAAAAATATGTTTTGGTGCTTCAAAAACACTTTCCTGATTATCAATTATAATTTTTAATTTTCCAGATGTTAATAAGGTAATGTGGTCAAATTGATGAGAATGCCCAACCTCAATATCACCTTTTTTAAAAATCATCATTCTAGAAAAAATATTTCCAGCACTTGCAATTTCAACATTTGGATAACTCATAATGTTCCTAAAATAATATTAACCTACTTGTGAAGAATCATTTCCTGGAGTAGAGTTAACCGACCCGCTCATTAAAGCGACTTCTTCAATATATTGCTCAACAGTCTTATAAAAATCTGCTGGTGTTTGTGGAACTTTTTTCATGATTGCTTCTGATTCAATTAATGGGTGAGTGTTAAGAGGTTTAGGAAAGGCAGTTTTAACTGCTTGTCTAATCTTTTGAACACAATCTTTTAGATGAGGTTTACCTTCAACCAACCATTCCCATAATGCTCTTGTCAATAAAGATTCTGGAGGATAGCACATTTGTCTTTTTGCAATATATTCTTCTTGCAACAAATAATCTTGAACCGCTGGTCGATGAGCCATTAATTCTTCTTCGGTAGGTTTAGGATTTCTATTTCCTTCTTCCCAAGATAGGGTTGAATAGTCGTTTCCGGTCATAGTCCACTTTTCTCCAGGATACATTACCTGTAGAACAGTTGAATAATTATCTGCACTTCTGTGCTTACCGTAAAATTTAAAATATGAATCCAATTCAATAGAGTTAACCAATAACCCTAAACGGCGCTTGGTTTCAAACTCTTCTACTTGAGCTTCAATTTTTGCCAATTCCTGAGCCGAATACTCATATGTGGGAATTGTAACTGTTAATTCTGGTGATGATTCTGGCATCGTTTTTCTCCGTGTTGAGTAATTCTATGAATACTATTTATAAAAAATTTTCGTTAAGATTTATTTACAGAAATTTCTTTAATAACCATAAATCCGCTATAACAACCTACCGCAAATTGTGTTGAAGAACTATTATTTGTTCTAAACTGTAACTGAAAAACTTGTAAATTTTTATTTAAAGGCTTATGGTTATGGGTCATTCTTATTGAATGCCTAGCATTTTGAACATATTGAGTACCAACTGTTCTCCAACCATCGTTAACATGAATATGGACCCTATGGTAATCGTGGTGGTCGTGTTGGCGTGTGATATTAGTGTGGGGTTGAGTTTGCCAATTATCCCCCTGAGTGTATCCACCAAACATATTGGTTTGAATATGTTCTTCTCGACCATTGATTAAAAGTCGAACTTCATAAGCAATATCTGAACCCGTGTCTGCTCTATACAACCCTCCAGACATTTCAAATTCTAAAGTCGAATCTTCATATTTAGGAGTTAGTTGTAAAGGACTTCCCCAATTAAAAAATGAATTAGGAGCTCCTGAACTATTGGTATCAGTTAAATCTTGATATTTGTATTGAACAAGCAATGAACCTGAAACAACACTTTTGGTAATCTTCGAAAGACCCATTATAAATTTCCATTCAATTTAGTTACTCAAACCTTTTGAGATTTCTTTAATTACAAAGAATCCACTATAAGCACCCATAGCAAACTGCCCTGAACCACTAGTTGTTCTGACTTGAACTTGAAAAGTTTGCTGTGCCGTTGATGCTGGTCTGTGGTCATGTGTCATTCTTACTGAATGTCTAGAGTTCTGAACATGTTGTGTGCCAACTGTTCTCCAACCATCATTAACATTCTGATGAACTCTATGATAGTCGTGATGGTCATGTTGACGAACAATATGAATGTGAGGTTGATGTTGAGTATTATCACCTTGAGTATATCCACCAAAAAATCCTGTTTGAATATGTTCTTGATTGCCGTTTACTAATAATCTAATTTCATAAGAAACATCCGAACCAGTATCAGCACGATATAAACCAGCAGACATTTCAAATTCTAAAGTTGAATCATTGTATTTTGGTGTAATTGATAAACCACTTCCAAAGTTTACAAAACTTGTATTTCCTGATGCACTAGCGTCAGTTAAATCTTGATATTTGTATTGAACTAACAATGAACCATGAACAACATGTTTTGTTATTTTAGTTAACGCCATTTTATTCCTCTTTCAATTAACTTTGGTTATATCCAGGACCAGAAATTTCTGATACTGCTAAAAAACCATTTAAACAATTTATATTTCTTGAAGCTGTGCTTCTAACTTGAACTTGCACCACTTGTGCATTTGTTGTTCCTGGAGCAATAACTTTAAACATACCAACACCACTTCTTACCGAATGAGAATCAAAATCTTGATGATGTGATTGACCAAATCTACTATTATACTGAACACGATGGCCGCCACCAGTATTTCTTTGACCATTGATTCCAGTTACCTCATATACTTGATTACCATTAACAATAAATCTAGCATAAAAGTGATTTTCTGTTGACTGTGTAAATTGGTCTGGAACATTAGTTGCACCAGTAAATGTTATTTCTAAGTGACTATCTGAATATTGAGGAGTAATGGTTAAAGTTTCTCCCCAATTTGTGTATGATGAGCTACTAGTGGTCATGTCAGAAATATCTCTGCTGATATTCTGAATCAACATAGACCCGTAGACTACATGTTTTGTGACTTTCGTTAATGCCATTTGTTTTCCTTAACCATTAAGTTAAATTATATCCTGGTCCAGATAATTCTGCTACTGATAAAAAACCCCCATAACAATTTACTGTTCTAGAATTAGTGTGTCTAATTTGAATCTGAACTGTCTGGTTGTTTCTAATTGTTGGGATATGAATATGAAACATTCCTATTCCTGTTCTCATTTGATATGCATTAAAATCTTGAGCGTGATGCTGATTAAATCTTGTGTTATTAATATGTCTATGTCCACCAGCGCCACCTCCCGTATTTACTGCACCATTTACACCAGTCACTTCATATTCAGATTGTCCATTAATTAAAATTCTTGCATATACATGATTAACAGCATCAGTAATCAAATCAGGTATTTCAAGCGAACCTGTAAATGTTACCTCTAAATGACTATCTTCATATAATGGAGTTATTTCAATATTAGAACCCCAATTTGTGTATGATGAGCTTGATGTTGATAAATCACTTAAATCTTTTGAAACATGCTGAACCAACATTGAACCATACATCACATGTTTTGTGATTCTACTTAACCCCATATTTTATAACCTATTTATGTATAAAATTAAACACTCAATCCAGTGCTAATTCCTGAAGAAATTTCTTTGATTGCTAAGAAACCATTATACCAATAAAATGTTCCGGTACTGTTATCTCTACCACGCAACTGCACTTGAACAGTTTGGGCATTAGTTGAACCTGGTCTATGTCTATGAATTACAGAAACTCCTTCGCCTTGTCTATTGGCATTAAAACCGTCTCCTATATAACCACCATTAATTCTATCGATATAGTGTTCTTGAACACCATTGACTAAAATTCTTAAATCAATACCCATTGTATTATCTCTGGCCATAGTTCCTACAGTCACGCCAGAAAAACGAATCTCTAAAACCGAATCGCTATATTTTGGAGTTAAAGAAAGTGTAGAACCCCAATTGACAAAAGATGTTGTAAATCCACTCGAACCGTCGGACAAGTCTTGGTCAAAATGTTGAACAATAATTGACCCCTGAGTTACATGCTTAGTAATTTTTGTTAATGCCATTTTTCTTTTTCCTTAGATAAATCTTACTAATTCAATTACAGCATTCAATGGTGGTATTGTTCCAAAATAAACTTTGTTACCATTGAGAATGTATGAATTTGAATTTTGTAATTTACCGTTAATGTAAACTAAAATTTTCTGTTCATTATATGTTTCTTGAATTGCTCCAAAAGTATTATTTTCAAATACTAATTCAGCAATCTGATAAATGTTATCAGTTCCGTTTGCAATTCTTGTAATTTTCAATGGCGTATTATTAGTTTCAGCAATTGTTCCAGTAAATGTTGTAATATCATAGATACCAATCACATCTATTTTCTTTAGTGATGCCGGTGCTGTCGCCAATGTTAATACATTACCGTTTAATGAAAATTGAGTTTCATTTAATACTGTTCCATCAACATTAACAATAACTCCGTTGTCGTCAGGTGTTGATGTTGGTGTGAATGGTAGTGTGAATACTTTTACAGAACCATCACCAATAAAATATGCTCTTCTTCTGTTTGCCGCTAAGACTGGAGTTGCTTTTAAAACTTTAACCCAAATTTCTGAACCTGCTTGAATTTGTTCATCAAAACATAGTTTATTATTTACAACATAGTATGAATCGTCATGTTGTAAAACACCGTTTACCGTAACAATAACTGCATGGTCACTATCAGGATGAACTTCAACATCAGTATTTGATTGGTCAAATAATCTATAGAAATATTCACCACCAATACCAGGAGTTCCTGTGACACTTGTTGTTAAGAATGTGCAGTCGTAGCAAGATGTATCAGTTACACCTTGGAAATAAATTAATTCAACATAAAAATTAAGACCATCAGCATCATTTGGTGAAGCAACTGGTAATCCTTGTGCATCATGTGCTGAAAGGGTTAATACTGAACCTGAAATTGACCAAGTATCATTTCTTTGAATAACACCATTAATAACAACCATGAACAAATCTTCTTTTGCCGCATTTGAAGTCATTGATGCAGTAAAATCAGATGTTCTAGATGTATAACCTGCGGCCACATCAAATGTTGTTGCGTTATTTGTTGTTACTGTCCAAACGCAACGCTGAATATTTGTATCTGCGTTTGTGACTGTGTTTGATTTGTTATATAATGCCTTTAAATCACGAATTTCAACTTTAGCGGGAAAATTATGGTCTCCAACATATGAACCAACATCAACAACTTGAGCAATATTTCCTAAATTATCTGTATCGTAAAAGTTGCGTGACAATACTGAATATTCTGTGTATGGTTGAAGAATACCATCAATAGATACAAACAAATCTTTTGCGGTATTTAAGATATATGATGTATCGTTAATAAAAATATTTTCAACACTATCCCAACGGTGCGAATTAAAATCAAAATATCTTTGGCCAGTATTATTAGTTACAGCAGTAACAGTCAATGTTGCATTGTTATTTCCACCTTGAATAGTTAACACATTACCGTTGACATAATTTTTAGCAAAGTCATATTGATTTGCTGTAATTGACACGGCAGTAACTACACCACCAGAAGCAGTAACATCAACTAGTAATCCATAACCGCCACCGCCTGATGTTTTATATGTTCCTGTTGTATATCCTGTTCCACCATTACCTAAAGAAATAGTAGAAGGAACACCGATGGCATCATCTGTCATCTGTGTGCGTCTTTCGTAATTTGTATAATCGGGAGATTGAAATCCCTTGAATTCTAAGTATGTTCCTACTGCCGGTCTAGTTCCAAAAACTACTTTACCATCAACTAAAAAATATTCTCTATTATCTTTAATGGTTCCATTTGCAGTTACCATTAAGTTTGCATGACTTGTTGGTCTATGATGTATTGGAAAAATATTTGATTGGCCGTCAGCAAGTAATCCAGTTGTGTTTAGTGTTAATGGATTACTTGTTAAACTGTTTCCACCATTATCAACAATATCATGAAGTCCTCTAAATTCAACAAGTGAATTATTTGTTGGAGCTTGAATTAACAAACATTTGTGACCTTGAACAACATATTCATAGTCATTCAATAGTTCTCCATTTACTGCAACTAAAACAGATTGTTCTGATGGAGGAATCCATCCTAAATCAAAAATTCTTGTTACACCATCACCAACATAAAGTTTATTTCTTGTTTGTCTAACATCAGAATTTGCCATTGAAACAATAGAAATAAGTGTTCCTGAATCAGGAATAGTAGAGAATAAAATTTTAGGACCACTTAAAACATAGTCCACATCATGAACATAAACACCATTATAGTAAACTAAAAATTGCTGGTCTGTTGAAGGTAAAAATTCTAGGTTAAAGATTCTACGAACACCATCTCCATAAATGTTTTGGTGTCTAATCTTTGCTCCTGGTGCTGTGTTTCCGATAAAAGGCATCTGTTAACCCCTAAATTATGGTGTAATTTCTAATACGCTTGCAACCAAATCAATGCTATTCGCTCTAGATGCGGTTGCCTTTAATGCTTCGTTAGACATAAGATTAATTGGTCTTTCAAACACTAAGGTTTGATTTTTTGGAACAGGCAACAAATATGCAACTTTAAATGAAGTGACACCATCAGATGCGATAACTTCAAGATTGATAAACAAATCTTCTAGACCATATGTATTTGTAATGTATATAGCGTGAATACATGATTCTTTTGTAGCAGGAACAGTATATACTGTCGAACCTGTTGTAGATATGTTTCTTACTTTACCGTTTTTGAATGCACCATTTGCCATTTCTGATTCCTATGTTTTCTTTTATTTATGCTGTCGCTACAGCGAATAAACCTAAATCTGTTTCAAATCCTTGAGGCACACCAATTTGTCTAGTTACCTTTTTAAGTCTACCTCCATCGGCAGAATCGGCAATCATAAAATAGTCACCATCATTCAATCCACCAACAGCAGGTAGTGAATTAATAATATTATTTGCGGCGTTACCTAATGTGTTATCTAATTGAGCGCCAAGAATCCATGCATTGCCTGCGGCCAATGTTAATGTTGCATTACCTAAATTTGTAAAGGTTGCTGTGCCTGAAGCAATACCATTAATTGTTAATTGTGGCGATTTGGAAATTGTTACTCCGCTTCCAATTGTTCCAGCAGACATTTGTGAAGATGAACCGCTGATTGTTACATCAGTTAATGTTCCGCCTGTTGTTACGGAAATTGTAGGAATTGTTACGGTTCCTGTGAATGTTGGACTTGCTAAAGGTGCTTTGAGAGCGAGAGAATTCGTTACTGTAGTCGCAAAGTTCTGGTCATCAGCAAGTGCATCAGACAACTCACCTAAGGTGTCTAAAACTCCCGGTGCTGTGCCAACTAAATTTGCAATGGCAGTTCTTACATACGCTGTTGTAGAAACATTTGTGCTGTTATCGGATTGTGCCTGTGTAGTGGCAACAGTTCCATTCTTTAATGTTCCAGTAAATATTCCAGACAATTCTTTAGTATTTGCAAGGTCGATACCAGTAGCAGACACGGTTGCTTGTGTAGTTCCGTTGTGCTTTAAATCAACACCATCTACAGCATTAATAGATAGTCTTTGTGATGCCAAATCTAGAGATGCAATTAAAGTATTCGCACTATCTCTAAATTCAATTACACCAGTAGCGGCATTTGTTGTACCGTTTAAATCTTTAATTGTTGCAATTGGTGTATTATTAGCAATCTTTAAATTTCCTAATGCTTCTAATAAATCTGAAAAAGATTTTATACCAGCAATATTTTGAGCACCAGAAATTTTTACTGCATCTAAATCTAATTGACTAACATTTACACCATCAACTGTTCCGTTGACTGTAATATTTCCTGGAACAGTAAGATTCTTTCCTGCACCTAAAATTAGGTCTGCAAGAAGAGTTAAATCTGAATCCGTTAAGGTAACCTTATTCGCTGTCGCATTATCATCAAAACCTGTTGAGGCGAAATTTGTAATTGTTCCGCCATCGATGCGATTACCGCTTACTCTTGGTTGATTACCTATATAACGCATTATACATCCTCAAGAATTGAGCAAACAACAGAAACTCCAGCCGCAGTATTACATGTGACTGCAATCTTATCGCTTGTTGTTAATACGAGTTTTTGGCCAGCAATGTATGATAATGTGCCTCCAACTTGAATTGGAACGCTCTTTGCTAAATAAACATAATTTCCGGTTACTGTGTGATATAATTCAATGTCAACTGTAACTACGGAGTTAAGAATATTAGCAATATCTAAACCAATAATCATTGAGCGTTTACCTGCAACTGCTGGCGCAGTATAGATATCCACTCTGCTGGTTCCTACTGTTTGTGATACTGCGTTTTTAAAATCGTTTGCCATTTATCTTACCTTCTTTTTACAATATTTATCCGATTAAATTGAATCTAAATCGTTACCACCAATTAATTGTAATGGGTTAAAATCCATCGCCATCACCTGTCCTAATGTTGGTTTTACTCTTGTTACACCATCACGCAGACTTTCAATAGTATCTGCTAAATTTGGGTTTGCGTTTGTTCCTGTGAATGTTGGGTTTAAACCTGGTCGCAAACCAGCAGTAAAATTTCCAATTCTGTTGTTTACTGCACTAATACCATCTGATACATTATTCTGTCCATGTAACTGTGAAGTTAATGTATCAGCGTCACCTAAATTGGAACCAATTTGATTCTGTTTGTTAATCCAACTGGCAAGTCCATCTGCTCTTGTTACTTGAGGTTGTGCCATGATTATCCAATCGCCAAAATAACATCGATTGGAATTGCATCTGTAGCGGCGACAACATCAAGTTCATCCTTTACAGAATTAATAGCATTAACAACACTAGTTTTATCTGCTGTGGTTAAAATTGCTAAATTTCCAACTTCAGTATCAACCTCACTCAAAGCACCAACTACATTTGCTTTATTTGTTGTAGTTAAAGTTGCAGGGTCACCAATGCGAGTTGAGATATCATTAGTTTTAACACGCCATTGTTCAATGGTATCGTTTTGTGAAACATTGATTAATGCCATTATTGTTTCCTAATTAAATTCTTTAGTAACTCTTTAATTTCACCCATATCTTCTTTGAGATTATTTATCTCATCACAAAGAGAGTTCATTTTTTGTTTTTCTGTTTCTCTTTTTAATTTAGCATCCATTGCTTGAATATAAGCATTTTTATTTGTATCAACAATACCTTTTGAATAAGTATCACGATACAAATTTGGATGGTCCATTACTTTAAGTTTATTATCCATATTATGTTGCCAATGCAATTACACGCAACGCTTTAATTCTAGGAACATTTACCGGATTATTACTTCTCATAGAAATTTTAATTTGAACCGCTGTAAATGCAGGTAGATTATCAACAGTATATGTTCTTTCAATAAATTCGCTTTCATTTGCTTGAATTCCTGGGTCAACATCAACCAACAAACCTTCTCTTTCTGGCGCATTATAAAGGTCTTCAAATGATTGACTTGAACCAGCAGGCAGTATTTTATAGTATACACGAATTTCTGAACCATTAGGTTGATTTGCATTAAAAATAATTTTTAATGATGTTGCTGGATTTTCAATATTAAATTTTCTAGTAACATAATTTGCTTCATTAAACCCTCCGTGAGGAGCGCAATCTTCAATATATCTTTCTCCAACAACCAATGTAGTTGTGTCTCCAGCGGCAGTATTTACAAAAGATGTGTCTTCTAAAAATACTTGAACACTACTTATGTTGTTTCTAACTTCTCTAATTTCAAAAATTCCATTATTTGCCGCTGTTGTCTGACCAGATACGGTTAAATATTTTCCTCTATCAAGCGTCAATAATGCTAACATAGTGGTAGCATCTGTTGATTGAATATAACCATCAACACCGTTTGCCGGAGCAACAAATTGTAGTTGTGTGCTATCTGTTAATACTGTTCTTAAATCAATTTGTGGAACAGTAATAGAGTTGTAACTTGTGTCAGTAATTCTATTGCTAACAGCATATAAACTCATTCTTGATGCATCAATTACAGGAGAAACATCAGCATTGTTTGTTGCGAGTGTGGCAATTAAAGAGACTGATTTATTTCCAGATAATGAAGTTGTTTCATTTTCTGTGCTTGCTATTGTATGTCTCTTGGTTAATTTTGCATTTGTTCCAGGAATAACATTAATATATTCGGATGCAGTATATGTTGAATCATACATTTTTAATGCGTATGATAAGGTTGTATTTCCAAATGTAATGTCTGGAGAGTTAACTTGAACAACATCAGCACTTCTATTTTGAGTAGCAGTAATTCCTATTCCACCAAAATATCCTTTGACAAGAATAGATGAAGTTCCAATAATAGAACCGTTATTAACTTCAATAACATAAGAATCAAGTTCAGCATTAGATATATTAAATGTTCCGTTCAATGATGTGTGTGGGATACCTTGATTAACAGTATTTGCACCATAATTTCCTTCTAGCACTCCAGATATTGTAACTGTGCTTCCATTAGGCAATCCATGATTTTTATGAAAAACACGAACCTTATTTGTTCCAGTTGTAATCTCAAAAGGATTTGCATCTAATCTTGCAATAGGTGTCGGTGTATTATTAAATTCAATTGTTGATGTGTGGTCAGTATCGAATTGAGCGATATTTAAATTGAATTTTAAATCTAATGTTCCGTCAATTTGATAAGACTTTGTATTTTGAGATAAAAATAATGAACCTAATAAAGGTTGTCTTGAAATAATTCTATTGCCGTCAAGTGTTGGACTTCCCAACTCAGAAACGAAAACTCTGTTACCTAAGTCACCAGTCTGCAAGACAATTGCATATTCTTCACCATTCATTAAGTGAACTGGTGAATCAAATGTAAATCTTGTATGAACAGTAGCGTCATTTGATACATTTAATTGAGTTGTTGGTAATGTTTTTTGTGAGAAAGGTAAAATCTTAGATGTTGGAACTCCATTCTCCATAGTTCTAATATCAACAGTTACAGGAGTTTTTCCTTTGTCTTTAAAGAACAAATCGACTGAAGTTACAAAACATCCATCAGGTTTATCTGCAATTAAGAATGATTGTGCCAATGGGTCGGTACTACCACCATCTCCTTGCGGAGGTTGAACATTAGCTATGAAAGTTGTTTGAGTATTAACTCTAGTAATTGTTTGTGTTCTAGTAACTGTTGTAATGTCAAACTTTGGCTCTTTAGTTGACATAATTGTTCGTTCTCTTGATTCACGAATTCCTACAGCACGATATGTCTCTTCACCGATAGAATCAAAATCAGTTCTAGAATTTGTTTCATTTTCAGAAAGTGTGAATAGTCTATCGCCTGTTCTAAAGCGAATAGTGTCTGTATTTGGTATAAAAAATACACCAACCACCGCACCTTGTGAATCAGTATATAAACTATCTCCATTTTGCTTTAATGTTGGTACGGTTGCGGAGTTAGTTACTCCATTAATTCCTGTAATTGTGCATGAGTTTACAACATCATTAATATTCTTTGAAGAACCGGTAATCGAATCATTAATTGCAAAAGCATTCTTAATATTGATTAAATGAATATTAACAGGTAGTGTTGTTGGTGTTTCTGTAGCACCTTGGAACGCAACAACAGCAGTTGCAGTTAAACGCTTTAATGTTCCACCAGAAGTGTAGGCTCCACCTAATGTAGAGATGTTTGTGTTGTCTAGATTTTTAATTCTAACAATACTTCCAGAAATTTCAACAACTTTATATGTGTTTCCATTTAGTGATGTTGAACCACCAATATTTGATGGGGTTACATGATGACCAACACGAATTCCTGTGGCACTTGCAACAGTAATCGAGGCAACACCAGCAGAAAGAGTTACCGCACTAATATTTGTTGGTGTGTGAAAATCGTTTGAAACAACATCACCAAAACCAAACGCTGGTTGAGTATTTCCCGCATATGTTCTTGCGGCATCGGATTCAGCACCACCAACAGCAGGGAAATCATTAAATTCAAAATTTGCTCTGCTTCCGGATGTAACTGTAAACACATCGGCAGGTCTTACATATGCTTCAACAAACTCACTATCAAAGAAACAATAATATCTTGTTTCAGGTTTAAATGAATGAGCAATGAATGTCATTGGGCGTGAGCGAATGTATGGAATTACACCAAAATCAACAATTCTGTCACCTAAGTTTTGAGTGGTGTCTGTTGTTGTTAATGTTGTTTGTGTTCCAGTTTGAATTTGACCAATTTGTTGAGATGTTGTTGTCGTATTAAAAATATCCCAACCTGCTTGCCAATTTACACTTGAAGTAACTACAGGCGCTCCTGTCCATTGTGTTTGCCAAGCATTCCAAACTGTTCCTGTAACTCCAAGTTTTTCTGCCATGTATTTAATAGCATCAAACCCTGTGTAATCTTGAACAATTAAATCTGGTCTTCTATCAGTATCTTTCCAATCATCACCATCAGGAATTAACTTAACTTTACCTAAGTAACCACCAGTCATTGCAGAAGCAATATCAATGCTTCGTGTTGCGTATGGGTTACTAATTAATGCAG